CATTTTTTTTGAATAACCAACTCCGCTTATAGGTTTATCAGATAAATGATAACTCATAATATTTTTAGGATTTTTATGACACGTTACGCCTATATATTTAACTTCTTTATCTATTGGGCAAATTAAGGCATAAATATTATACAATCTATCTTTAATCATGACATAAAATTTATGTTATATAAGACTAAAAGACAATATAATAATCAAAGAGGTAATTATGCAAAAAAGTAAAATTGATTTAACTAGTTTGATGCCCACAAAATCAACCTTCAAATTAACGCAATTTGGAGATTTTGAATTTGCCTTAAAACCCTGCACTGGTGGGCTGTTGGTTTCCTTATCAACTGACGTTGGAGATATTGAAAAGCTTTTAAGTATGCCAAGCGCTGAAAATGTTTCAAAAATAGCTATGGGGTTGATGGAATATGAAAGCGCTGTAAAATTTAAGGCCCAGGAAGTTAAAATAATCAACCCATTAACAGGCGAAGATACAGTCAAGAAGATGGGTGGTTATGAACTATTAATGAATTCAATTCAAGGCATTAATGAGCAGTATAATATTTATGGAGCAATACTCCAGTCAATGGGATATGGGAAAAAAGAATCTGATGACATGGTAAAAAAGCTTAAGGATGGAATTAATAAAGTTATTAATAACCACGCTGAAAAAGAAGTAAAAAAAAAGACGACTCGAAAAAAGAAAACAAAGAAACGCTAGGGTGGGATCAGATACTAGATTTGTTATCTAGTGAATATGGATGGACTACTGAATACATTTTAGAAAGAACATTGCATGAAATAAATTGGAGATTGGCCTGCATAAACAAAAGATTGAATAACAATAGAGAGTTTGAAATGGCCATAAGGGGAATAAAACCAGAAGGATCTGAAGAGGTTTCAAATAGTGAGAAGAAAGTTAGCTTAACAGAAGATCAAAAAACAGCAATGGATATAGCTAGAAAAAAAGCAATTGAAAGAAAGCGCCTTGAATTCATGGAGAGATAATGGCCGATGAATTAATTATTAGAGTCAGTGCAGATATAAAGAAATATGATGATGCACTAAAAGAAATAAGTTCAAAAACAAAAAATTTAGAAGATAAATTAACAAGCGTTGCAAAAACTTCTGCAATAGCTTTTGCAGGTCTATCTGCTGCTGTTTTTGGAGTTGTAAGCGCCTATGCTGTTCAAGAACAAGCTGAAATAAAGACTCGCCAAACTATTAAGGCAACTGGAGAAGCAGCGGGCCTTAGCGCTGAAGAAATATTTAAAATGGCCGAGGCCTTGCAAAACGTAACCAAGTTTGGAGACGAGGCAATCATAGGCGGCCAAAACCTATTGTTAACATTTAAAAATATTGGCAAAGATGTTTTTCCTAGAACAACTGAAATCATGCTTGATATGTCAGAAGCTATGGGGCAAGACTTAAAATCTAGTGCAATTCAATTAGGTAAGGCCCTTAACGATCCAACAGTAGGCCTAACAGCGCTTTCAAGAGTTGGTATTACTTTTAGTGATCAGCAAAAAGACTTAATTAAAACTCTCCAAGATACAGGTGATATTGCAGGCGCTCAAAAAATAATATTAAAAGAGCTTGAATCTCAATTTGGAGGCGTAGCAAGAGCTTCTGCATCAGGAACAGGCCAAATAATTCAGTTAAAAAATATAATGGGTGATTTATCTGAAGATATAGGAAGGGAGCTTTTGCCTGCATTACTTCCTATGGTTAAAGGTCTTAAGGCCATGTTTTTAACATTAAGGGAAAATCAAACTCTTGTTAAAACTGCTGCTTCATTGCTCCTTATTGGAACAGCATTAACAGGGGTTACAACTGTTGTTGTTGCTGGTGTACTTGGATTTATAAAGCTTAGAAAAGCAATATTAGCAGCGCAAATAGCTGTTAAGGGTATGACCTTTTCAATTAGAAGCCTTATAAGCGCAACTGGTATAGGTCTTTTAATTGTTGTTCTTACTGATTTAGCGGTTAATTGGGAGTCAAGATTTTCTCAAATGCAAGTTATATTCAAAACATTCGCAAAAAACATAACTAACATTGGCCAAGGTATAGCAACTTTTTTCAAAGGTGTTTTTAATCTTGATACAGATCAGATTAAGCAAGGTTTTAACCAAGTCAAAAGCGCTGTTGTTGAATCATTTGAAGAAATAGTTAGTGATCCAGCTTTTAGCGCTGACAAAAATCAAATGCTAGAAACTTTACTTCCTGGCCCTGAAACTGTTGAAGAAAAGGCAGAAGAGTCAACTAATGCAATTATGGAGGCAAGAGTTGCCCAGGTTGAAGCTCTCATTGAGCAAGATGAAGAGCTTAAAGCAATGCTTAATGAGCTTAAAGCTGAAGAGAGAGAGAAGGCAGTTGAAGAGCTTACAGGTGATCTAGAAACAGAGCAAGACATGAGAAATAAGGCCATAAAAGATAGGTTTAAAGCTCAGCAATTATCAAATAAAAAATTCTTAGAAGATCAGAAAAAATTTGGAACAGCATACGCAAATATTAATAGAGTTATGCATTCAGAGATTTACCAAGGAAGTAAAAAAGCTTTCGGAGAGTTGGCCCAGCTTACACAATCAAGCAATGAGACTTTAAAGGGTATTGGAAAAGTTGCAGCAATTGCAAATATTGTTATAAAAACTGCTGAATCAGCGATGAATGTTTACAATGGATTTTCAACTATACCAATTATTGGACCTGCACTTGGTATTGCAGGCGCTGCTGCTGCTGTTGCATTTGGTGCTGAGCAAATAGGGCAAGTAAGAAAAGCTAGAAAAGGTATGGTTATTACTGGAGGTGTTCCAGGGGTTGACTCTGTTCCAGTTATAGCTCAGCAAAATGAGCTTATTAGTCCTGCTCAAAATTTTGAAGAGGTTATTGGATCAGTCAGAGCTAAAAGGGCAGCAGATGAAATAACAGGTGGATCTGGTGGTGGAATGGTAGGAATACATGTAACTTATGATTCTCCAGAAGCAAGTCAAATTGTAACCGTTAGACAAGTTGAAGATTCAGCGCTTGGTATTAGCAGGGACTCATTTAGAGAGACTGCATAAAGGAATGTTATGGCCATTACAGGTGGAATAAAATTTTTTAAAAAGTCAAAAGCATTAGACGCTACTGTATCCGCTCCAATATCTGGGAATGCATCAGCTATTAACTTGCTTAATAATAATAAAGAAACATTTTACAGATCATCGGGATCTTCAGACTCAACAACAGAAGAGATTGAAGTTAACTTTGCAGAAGAAAAAGTAATAGATAGAATTTTTATAAAAAACTTCAACGGAAAAAGTTTTGATGTTATGTATGATGTTGCTGGTGTATGGACTCATTTTTCAAGCGTTGTTGATGTGGATGGGAGTCAGTCAAATATAACTGAAACAACTTATTCGCGAGATACTTATTACGCTGAATTTTCTTCAGTATCAACAACTAAATTAAGAATTAGAATTAATACAACTCAAGTTGTTGACGCGGAAAAGTTTATAAATCAAATAATAGCAACTGAAGAAATTGCAACCTTAGTTGGTTATCCAGATATTAAGCAAGTTCAAATGGATAGGAACCAGAGAAGTAAAAAAACAGTTTCAGGAAAATATTCAATACAAAAATCATTAGAGATTTTTCAAGTTAAACTTGCCTTCAATGATTATCCAAGCTCTGATGTTTATAATGTTGATATAGATGCAATGATTGATCTTCATGACTCTGAAGATCCTTTTATAGTTTGGCTATGCGGAGGCAGGCAAGGGACTGAATTTTTTAAATATACCCTTCCTGGTTTTAGACTTAGAGATACAATTCAGATGCAGGTTAAGAATGCTTATAAATTAAAATATACAAATAACATTTATATAAACCCATTAAACCTTGCAAGCGTTGACTTGGTGGAACATATCTAATGGCCGATTTTACTTCAAAGCAATACAAAATCTATATAACTCCAAGAGTGAGTAAGGATGTTTATGGAAGTGAAATAGAAGTTTCTGCTGAAATACTTGATAAGGGAACTAAGACCATGAAAAAATCCATCGACTCTTCAGATTATGAAGTCGGCGTCTACACTTATGGCGATATAGGTATCAAGGTTTTTAATATAAATGGAAAATATAACAATGAGACTGATGGAAGGTCAATTTTCCCATACAGTAGAGACCTGGCAAAAGTTAGGGCAGTATACTCTGACAATACTGGTGAGTATACAAGATTCAAAGGCCTAATAAATGAAGAGGCAACAAAACAAGATATAACAAGTGAAGAGGTTGAATTTAGAGTTTTGTCAGTTGACTCTGTTATTAGAACAACAAAAATTGCTGGTGGATTAGTTACAAGTGGATTGCTTGCATCTGATGCCATAAAAGCAATATTAAACCAAGCCAACATAACAAGGGTTTTAAATTATTCTGCTTCAAATATAAGCGTTGATCAAGATTTTATAATTGATGATGGATCTTTTTTTGATAATAAAAACGTAAGAAAAGGTCTTAATGAGCTTTTAGTCGCAACTAATTCAGTTTTGATTATAGATTCATCTGATAATATGATTGTTAAATCTAGAGCTTATGAAAATATAAGCTTGCTTAATTTATACGGCCCATTTGACGAGCAAATGAGGCAAAATATTCACAACGTAAGAAACTACAATACTGGAATTCATAGAACATTTACTTCTATAAGAATTGGAGATACTGAAGTTAGTGATAATGGTTTTGTTCAAGATTACGGTTTCAGGCAGTTTAGTAAAAGTATGTCATACGTTACAACGGTTTCAACAAAAACAATTATTGCAAATAGAATACTAAGTGAATTTAAAACGCCAAGAATAGAGTGTGAAGTTTCTCTTCCAACTTACATAGCTAAAAATTTAGACTTGCTAGATCCGGTTTCTTTGAATTATCCTTTAAGAGTTGAAAGGTATGAAGATGGAAAATTTTTACCAATAATTGGCCAAACTGAAATAGGTGACTCTGAAATGCCCTTACCAAAGGCATTCGGGAATATTGCAATATCAGATGCAGTTGCATTTAAGGTTATAGAGATTGCAGAAAACCCAACAACATTTGAAACCATTTTAAAGCTGCGTCAATTTGGATGGTATAGTGATACCGCTAGCTGCTTTGTCGGATATGCTAGAATAGGTGAGTCAACTATATGCGCTGAAGGGACTGATTGTGATAGCTTCGAAGTTGCCAATATTGGCGGGGCTAAAGTAGGATGTACCTTAATTGCTTAAATAAGAAATAAATATAATAATATAAAACAGGGGAAAACATGGGAACAAATACATTAACAGATAGGGCATCAGGCCAAACAATATTGGATACATTTTTTAATGATATTCATACTTCTTTAAATGGTGATTTTGTAGGCAGAAGTTCGGGAGGCGTTGCAACTTCTGGCCAAAACTTAGGAACAAATGCACTTCCCTGGGGTAGCGCTTATATTACTAACTTAATTTTAAATGGTGATGCAGTTGATACTTCTTTATTAACAGCGCCAAAAAATAGAATTGTTTCAGGAAAAACTAGATCTGCTTCAAATCAACCTCAGTTTATTGATCCAAATGGCGCTGCTGCTTCTTTTATATTGGAAGGTGCAACGACTAATTTAGTAGTTGATATTAATGGTGCAACTGTTCAGGCCATAACAGATATAACAAAATCAAGCTTAACTGTTGGTCCTTCAACAACTGCAACATGTACAATTGCTGAATCATCAGCAGCAGATCAAGACTCGACTAGAACCTGGGGTGAGAAATACGCTGAGTTAGAAACTATTGGCGTTGGTAGTATGGGCGCTGAAATGCAGGCTTTTATAGGGCAGTATCAGGCCATTAAAATTGAAGGTGTATCAACTGAATACGCTCTTGCGTATATTGAATCAACTGTTTTGTTAAGTGATATTCATAGAGGGTTCTTTTATGACTCATCTGGGAATCCTGTTAATAGAACAGCGTTTAGCAATAGTGATACAATAACAGTTCTTTCTACTGGATGGGTTTTCCTAGAAAATGATGGCGCAACTGTTGATGTTTCTTATAAAACTCCAATAAGGTCATATACAGCGCCTAGCAGCCCTGCAACTGGTGATTACTGGTATGACATGGCAAATGAAACTTGGAAAAGATATGATGGATCAAGTTTTCAAATTATAAATAGAACCTTGGTTGGTATTGTTGCAATTGACTCTTCAAATTGCGTTGCTGCAAGGTCTTTTGATTTTTACCAAAAATTTTCAAAAACCAATACAGCGGAAATGGAAGTTAGTACAACTGAAATAGTCCAGATGAGAAATGAAAATGCTGTTGTTAATGTTTATGGAAATGAATTAAGCTTTGGGTTTAATCATGAAAGCTGGAACATAACAACTGACCTTGCATCAGCAACAGATATGTATGATTCATCAGAGCAGGCAAGTACAACTTATTACGCTTATCTAGCTGATACTGGTGAGACTATTATTTCTGATATAGAACCGTATAATAGACCTGATCTTCTTGGTTTTTATCATCCTCATAACCCTTGGCGGTGCATTGCTGTTATGTATAATGATAGTGGTAGTGATATTATTTTATGTGACGAAGTTAGGTATAATCCAAATATCGAATCGAAAGAAGTTGTTTATTATGATCAAAAAACAGGGGCCGATGGTGGGGCATCGTCTGCTAACACTGTTCAAATAAGAACATTAAATTCCAGAGAAGGTGATGACTCTGATTTTACAAGTATAGCCTCAAATCAACCAAGATTAATTAAGGGTGAGTATTTAATCGACGCATCAGCGCCAGGGTTTGCAACAAATAATCATCAGTTATTTTTGTATGACGTTGATGGAACAGCTTATTTAATTACAGGTGAAGATGCCTATGCAGATAATACAAACCTTGCTAGTAATAGAGCGACTATTCAAAGAAGGCTACTTGTTAATGACTACTATAGACTGGAGTTAAGGCATTATACAAAAGCGGCCCAGGCTTCCAATGGTCTTGGAGTTTCAGCATCTGGAGAGACTGGAAATCCAGCAACTTTAGATATTTATTCAATATTAAAGATAAAGAAAATAAATTAAGGGGAAAATATGGATTATTATGCAATTGTTAAAAACTTACTAGGCGAGGGTGTTACTTTTAACCCTTCATGTTTTGATTACTCAGAAGAAGAGGCAAGGGAAAAGAAATTATGGACAAGTAATCTTTCAATGCCAACTAAAAAAGATATCGAAAAAGCTGACAAAGAAATAAAAAGAGAAGGTGCAAAAGGCAAGGCGAGCTTAGAAAAAGAAAAAGAAATTAAAGAAAAGTTAAAGAAAGACTTATCTTCAAGTAATGGTATGCATCTTATTTTAAACGATATACAAATGTGGGAAGCGATGGTCTCTAGGCCTGCAAGTTTTGTTGCTATGGATGTTGGCTTTTCAAAAGATAAAGAAGTAGTTGACTATGCTTCTCAGAAAATTGCTAAAGTTGATTTAATCTATAAGGAAAAGTTATTAGGTAGAAATGATTAACCCTGTAACAAAAGACTTAATGCATATTGTAATTGATGGAAAACCAGAACTTATTCCAATAATGCATCAATTACATAGGTTTAAAGACTGCCAAAAAATATTAAAATGGCTTTTCAAAAACAAAATAACAGGTAAGAATTTAGTTGACTGGCTTAAGGTTGAGCATAGTAATTCAGTTATGGGAATGGTAAAATTCATAGTACAAAAGAATAATATTGTATATGGAAAGGACTGGTCACTAAATGGAAGATAGAAGAGTCGAGCACTTAATTGATAATGAAAAAGAATGGCGAAGATATATCGTTAAAAAAGTTGATAAAATAGATGATGAATTAAAGATTTTTAAAATAAAGGCCTATACTTTTATGGGCGCATTAACAATTGTTGCCAATGTAATTACACGTTGGATGTATAAATAACTGGAGAGTTTATGGAAAAGTATGGAGTTGAGAATTTAAAAATTGTATGGGATCTAGGTGAGTCACTTGGAACAGCTTACAAAGGCGCTAAAGCAGATGGGAAAATTGGCCTTGAAGACTTAGGGCAGTTCATGGTTATTGCTCCAAAAATTCAACCAGCAATGGCAGCGATTAAATTAGTTGATGAAGAGATTAAAGATCTTGACTCTGAAGAGATGCAAGAAATAACTGAATATGTTTCTGCTGGCCTTGGTAGAATTATTGATAAAGAAGAGCTTCTTAGAAAGATTAACAAAGGTGCAAAAGCTCTTTTCGCCATTGGTGATTTTGCCCTTGAGTTTACAGGAAAAGATGAGTCAGATACTTCAGAGGCTTAATCAGTTTTTATTTTGGTTTATAAGATTCCCCTGGCTTAAGCTTTTATTCGCTTTCCAGGGGTTTCTAGCATTTAGAAGGTTTTTATGGACAAAATTAAAAGAGTTATTCAATCGTTAATTTTAATCTCATTGGTATCTTGTGGTTCTCTAGACCAGAAATCCCATGACGATAAAAAAGCCTATAAGATGGAGCTTCTTATGGAGATTAACGGCCAAAAATGCGTTGGCTATTGTGTTATACCAAAAACAGATATTCTGAAAATAAAAATAACTGCTCTTGATGATATTGACTGGTTAATTGTTAGGACTCATGCGAGAAGTATTGAAAAAAAAGAGGCCACAAATATTAAGGCAAGAAGCTTTGAAAAAGACATTGAGAAAAGAAGTTTTTTAAAAGGTATGTTTCTGAAGAACAATGAAGCATCATTTTATTTTACTCCGCAATATCCATTAGAAACTGAAGAGTATTCACCAATAAGAATACAGGTTATAAGCTCAAGTGGTGTTCATACCTATGGTTTAATTAATATGAAAGATGATATGGATATGCCAGGTACCTTAAGCTGTAATGGTTCTACAGGAACAGTGCAAGGTACTGCCATGTGTCAGAATTATAAATCCCTGGAAAATTCAATAAGATTTCCACAGAATTTAGCTCCTATAGTTTTTAAAGTTAGGGATACAATAAATTGTAAAATAAGAGCAGTTGATGAAAGGAATTTTGTCTTTAGCTCAACTAAAGGCGAATGCCTTTTTCATTTTAGATCAAAAAATTTAACAAATGGTGATAATTGTAGGGGAAAAAACTCTAAATATTGTTTAAGATTGACCCATTACGGTTATGAAACTTTTTATGTGAAGTGAGGTTTGCATGTATTTTTTAATGGCTTTTATATTTCATTTATTTGATATTCACTCAGAATATCCTTACTCAAATGATGATACGGTCGCTCCTGAAGGGCATTTTAAATGTTGTATATGTAAGAAGTCTATACCAAGAAAAGAGGAGTAAATATGTGGGCAGCAATAGGGGCTTTAAGCCCATTTATAGCTCAGTTATTTTTAGGTGTTATGAAAATGTTTAAAGCTTCCAAAGAAAAGCAAAGACGCTTCATGCAAAATGTTATGAACGCTGCTAAGTCAAGCGTTGTAACGAAGCTTAAAGAAGATGAAAGATGGCTTAAATCAGATCAAGGGGAATGGCAAGGCTATGAAAAACCTAAAGAGAATATTAAATAATCAAAATGGACATGGCCAAGCGCCATCAGGAAAAGATGCAGTTAAAATTGCGGTTGCAATACTGACTGTTCCAGTGTGGGGGCCTTTTGCACTTATATACCAAGGTGCAAAAAAACTTAAGAAAAAGATAAAAAAGTAATTTTTAATAATTAAAAAAAATATATCTTTTAAAATAATCCTAGTTTAGTAAATATCCGCAAGTAAAATAATTCTATTTTTCCCCTTTACAATTAAAATTTAATTGATCACAATGTGACACAAATTATTCACAAGGAAATTTAAATGCTAAGAGAATTAAAAAGATGGCTTAAAAGGCCAGGCAACTCAAATGCCAAACTGGCCTATTTAATGGGTTATAAATCAGGATCAACTATTGCAAATTGGGTTAGCAGAAAAAGTATTCCAAACCATGTTTTGCCACAATTAAAAAGAATAATTAAATAATTAAAGGATAGCTATGGGATTATTAGAAGAGGTTACAACATCAGGGAAAATTAAAAAGAACGCCTTAGTATTATTATACGGGCCTGAAAAAGTAGGAAAATCAACATTCGCATCTGATATGCCAGCGCCATATTTTATTTGTGGTGAAGATGGTACAAATGAACTTGACGTAAGCAGGGCAAAACCGAAAGATTGGATTCACTTAAAAAAGATTTTAAAAGCTCTTAACGAAGAAGATCATAATTATAAGACAGTTGTATTTGATACAATTGATTGGCTTGAACAGCTACAATTAAGACATTTAAAGAGCGTTAATCATGTTGAGAATGTTAAGGCATTAGGCGGTGGTTGGGGAGCTTATAAAGATATCCTTAAAACTGAATGGCATAATATGTTTAATTATCTAGATTTGCTTAGAGAAAAAATGAACATCCTTTTCTTGGCGCATTGTACTTCTAAGAAATTTTCAGATCCTTTAAACTCTTGTGAATATGATAAGTATGAACTAAAAATGGACTATCCCGAAGTATCTTCTGTTTTTAAAGAATACGTTGACGCTATATTATTTGCTAATTTTGAAACTTCAATTAAGAAGGACAAGCAGACAAAAAAAGTTAGGGCCTATGGTGATAATACTAGGGTTCTATATACTGAAAGAACCCACGCTTTTGACGCTGGAAACAGGCATGGAATGCCAAATGAAATGGAGCTTGATGCAAAAAAAGCAATGGAATATATAAACAGGGATGATGATAAGAAGTGCAAGGATTTAATCAAAGAAATCGGATTTCTTCTCAGTGAAATAAATCAAGAAGAGTATGCAAAAACAGTTAAATCTTATGTTGATAAAAATAAAAAGAATGAAAAAAAGTTAAACTCAACAGTTAACAAGCTTAAAATTAAATTAAGCGAAGGGGAATAAAGATGAGTGAAGATAAAAAGAAAATTGAACCTGGAACGCACAAGGTAAAGGTTAGGAATTGGGGTATTAGAGAAACTGAGAAAGGTGACTTACAGGTTTATGTAGGCTTTTCAAATGGCGCAACTATGTTTCAAATGGTAAATCAAAATGAAACTGGTGACGAGATACTTGCTAGAGCATTAACCCTTTGTGGTTTTAAAGGGAGTGACCTTCCAGATCTTATGGATGATGATGCTCTTGATAAGAATTTAGATGTTGAAATATTTGTTAAATACTCAGTAAATGAAAAGACTGGAAAAGAGCAGATGAGTGTTTACGTTAATGATCCAGGCAAGAAAATGAAGGGATCACTTGACAAAAAATCTGCCATTGCAAAACTTAAAGAGTTAAAATTAAGTCTTAAAAAAGATTTGAAAGATGCAAGAAGTGAAATTAAAATTGAAAAGTCTGAAGACTCATCTAGTGACATGAGTGAGTCTGAAGAAAATGAAGAGGATATTCCTTTTTAGTTTTTGATTTGAGTATGGTTTACCTGTTCCATTCAAAAACAGGTTTAATAAATAAATGGAGGTGAGGTTGTGAATATTTATGAAAGATTTATTGAAGCGCAAAATAAAATAATAAATAATATTAATCAAAAAGATAAGCTTGACTTTGAACTTTCTGAAATTAAAAAAGAAATATACAAAAAGCATATAGAAAGGTTTAAGGCCAAACCATCAGGAAAAACAGTTATAGAAGATTCTGGGTTTGAAATTAATTATAGTAGGCCAGAAAAAATAACACTTCTAACTGAGCTTGTTAAAAAAGATAAATTTCAAGCTAGATGCATCAAAGAAAAAGTAACCCCAGAGAAAAAAGAGCTTACACTATCAAAGACTGATTATAAAAAATTATCAGATGAAGAAAAAGCCAAGGTTGACAAGTATTTAAATAAAGAACTTGGAAAGGCATCTCTTAGCGTAAAGCCTCTTGAGTAAAAAATGGAGAATCCATACGTTCATTTTATAGACCTTGAAACTACTGGTTTTAGCCCTAGCAAAAATGATGTTATTGAAGTTGCTGCAATAATTGCAAAAAAACAAAATGATGGAACCTTAATAAGGGTTGATCAGTTTAATGAGTTTTGCAGTCCTTATCATGAAGATAGGTGGACTATAGGAGCAGAAAAGATTCATAGGATATCAAAAAGAAGGGCCTTTTCAGAACAACATCCTAGAAAGCTTCTCATTAAATATCTTCATTTTTTAAAAGAATACAAAGATAAAGACAACAATCCTCTTTTATATGTTTGTCATTCTAAAAACTTTTTTGATTACAGGCATCATTTCAATATGTTTCTAAAAGAAGGACTTCAAGACTCTTTTAATAAAGTATTTAGTTTAGAAAGATATGAGTCAACAATCAACCTAGCAGAAAAATATATAAGCGCAACTGGGCTTGAAAACTCAAAACTTCCAACTTTAGCAGAATATTTTAATGTCGAGCTAGATCATCACAATGCCTTGTCTGATGCTAATGCCTGTTTTGAAATTTATAAAATATTAAAAAAATACAAAACAGGTTTAGGGCTTTTTGATGAATAAATACACTCTTAGGCCATATCAATTAGAAGCAAAAAAAGAAACTTATTCAGACGTAAGAAGCGGAGTAAAAAGAATTATTAATTGGCTTGATACTGGATCGGGGAAAGGTCTATTAATGGCCGACTATTCTTATGATGCCTTAAATAAAATGAAAAAAGTATTAGTCGTTATGAGAAGAAAGGATTTGATACTTCAAACAAATGATAATTTTAAAAAATACAGAGATATAAAAGCATCAATAATAATGGGATCAGAAGCAGGTTATGATCCGCTAAAAATGATTCAAATTGCATCAATAGATACTCTTAGAAACAGAATTAAAAAAGATGAATATTCTTATCTTAAGAATTTTGATTTAATTATAGTTGATGAATGTCACGACACGACAAGCCCGACTTATAATAAATTATTTAAATTTTTAGGTGATAAAGTTTATATAGGATTTACAGCAACTCCGTTTTCAGTTGGAACCAAACCATTATCATTCTGGGAAAAAACCGTTAAACCTATTAACCCAACAGAGCTTAGGGATCTTGGCTATAAGGTTCCATGCAAGGTTTTGAGGCCATCAACTATTGATACGAGTAAAATAAAAAAACAATCAGGTGATTATTCAGTTTCTCAGTTGTTTGAAGTTGTTTCAGATATGAAGATAATTGGCGATGCTATTGATTCATATTTAAAATATGGAAATAAAAGGCCATTTATTGGTTTTTGCGTTAACAAAGCTCACTCAAAACTTATGGCCCATGCATTCAATGAAGAGGGTATACCTTGTCTGCATATTGATGAGAGTCACAATAAAGAAGAAAGAAAGAATGTTTATGACTCAATAATAAATGGATCAATCAAGGGCGTTTTTAATGTTAATATTTTTTCTACAGGATGGGACTGCCCACCTTTAGAAGTAATGATAGGTCTTAGGCCAACTTTATCTGAAATATTAGCAGTCCAGCAATGGGGCAGGACTCTTAGAACTTGCAAAGAAACAAATAAAGAAGAAGCTCTTATACTTGACCACGCAAATAATACATTTAGACATGGAATGCCTTATGATGATAACAGGGTTCCATGCTTAAGCGAATTTGCCTATGACTTCAAAAAGAAAGAGGAAAGAAAAAGCATATTAAAAGTTAAGGATTGCCCTGAGTGTCACGCGACTATAGAGGCCAACTCAAGCCAATGTCCTTTTTGCAATTTCAAGTTTAATTCAAAATCGGATGACATTAAACATGAAGATGGTGAGCTTGTTGAAGTAAATGAAAGTGAAGTTATTGACAAAAGATTTTTAAAAATAAAAAAACATCACGATACTTTAGTTGATAAAGAAAAACAATATGGATGGAAACCAAACGCCAAATTCTTTATTCTTGGCGATAAATTTGGAACAGATATTTTTAACTATATTGAAGAACTTTCAATACCTAAATGGATTGAAAAAGTAATAAAGGAAAACGCCAAAAAGGAAAAATGTATAAATTGCAATTACTTTAGGCCAAGTAAAATAAGAGTTTATGATTCAAGGTATATGACTCATGAAAAGTCAAATATCAAATCACATGACTTAGGGTTATGCATTATTAAATCTGAAATAATAAAAAAGAATTATTTCTGTATAAAATTTAGGGGAAAAAATGGACGATTACAGTAGGGAATTAAGGTTTTTTCATTATGCAAAAAGAAATGGATGGGACGCGTCATTATGTTTGTTTAATAATAAATTTATTGCAATAATTAACCCTGTAAATGAAAAGAAGATCTTTGAAGGGCAGTCAGAAATATCAATTTATGATGCTATGGATGAGTGCAAGAAACAAATGGAGAAAAAATGAAAAAACTAAAAAATGTAACGGAACTAACTGACTTAGCTGTTAAAAGAGAAGGTAAAAAAGTTGGGATAAACAGGGCGCAATGGAGAGAAGCGATTGCAGTTATCTCTGATATCTTATTTGAATACAACAACGGATGTAAATTGATTTATGGAAATGGAAAAAGACGCGCCAAAAGAAAAAAATAATAATGGCTTTATTTATTTAATTTGTTTTGAAAAAAAATTAAAAAAATGAAAAATAGTAAAATATTATGTCCTATATGTAACAAGGATAAATGGAAAGGAAGAGGAAATGCTTGCACTAATACCAGGCCACAGTGAAAACAGAAAGGGAATGATAACCTACGATGGCCAAATGGAATATGACTGGAATCAATCTCTATTGGTGAGCGTGAAGAAAAAACTAAATAAGGCAAATATTGATTCAATAATATTAAAAAGAACAGAATCAAGATATAGTGATTACATTGAAAATATAAGAAAAAAAATAAAAGAAAAAAAGATAACGAAGCTTATTGAGTTTCATTTAAATGCCTTTAATGGTCAAACTAAAATAATTAGATCAGAATTTTTATACCATGAAGATAGCTTAAAATCATTTAAAGCTGGCCTGGATTGGGGATACCTTCTTAAAAAAGAGTATGATATTGAAAAGCTAAATCCAATATCAATAGAGGATAAAAGCGAAAAAAGAGGTAGCGATATTATTGAACTTGGCAAAGAAATGGGCCTTGATATATGCCTATTATTAGAACCATGTTTTGCTGATACAAAAAACCTATATAGTGAAAAAATTATAGAAGATAAAAATAAGTATTGCGAAATCATTTTTAAATGGTTAGTAAATATTAACGGTAAGTAATAAGGGGAAATTGTGGATAAGGTCATTTCTGTATCAATGCTAATGCTAGTAGTATTTTTTTTGCTTTCTTGCGTCTCAATGATTTCATGGATTTACATTTAAAATGAATAAAAAAGAGTCAACAGTCTATTTAGCACTGCTTTTACTGTCTTTATCATTTTGGATATTTTTTTTAAAACTATTAGGTCTATAAAGGGTTGTTATGAAAAAAATTGCAGATAGGCTTTCTTTGTATAAATTTATAAAAATAACAGATGTAGAAGGGTTTATTTATTTAATAAATACAATGAAGGTTGATTTTGTTGAGCTTGAAAAAATTGATAGTGGAACAGGCGAAGAGGTTGATAATCTAATTATAGTAATGTCATCAGGTGATAAATTTACAATAAAAAGAGATTTAATTTCTGAGAGTGTGCAAGGTTATTATTAAAGGAGCGCGAACCATGAGTAACAACAAGCCAGAGATATTGAGTTGGGAAGGGTGGTTCAATAAAAGAAGGACAAAGAATGTCAACGAGCTTTGTATGGAGCAAACGAGAGAAGCCTTCCACGCGAACAAGGAATGGATAGATTGGGCACAAGAAATAATCAAAGAGCGTTACTCTGAGATGGTTAGGTTGCAAAATTGTAATCTGGAACTCGAAAAACAAAACAAGCGATATAGAGATGCGCTGACTAAAATAAATAATCTCATATTTATCGGGCTTAAATCATGTACAACTAATAAAGATTTAATACTTAATGAAATCAAAGCAGTTTTAAAAGAAACAGGAGGCAAGGATGAATAAGTTTAAAGATGGTGAGTTGATTGCCTTCGAGCATTTTGTTAAAGAAAAATATACAAGATACGAATTTATTGGAGTTAATTGTTTAAAGCTAAAAGTTGGTGAAAACATTTTAGATAAAATAAGTGGTTTAGAGAAGCGAATCGCGGACATCGAATCACAATTGCTTTTGGCGGATGAGGGGCTTGAGTTTTATGGGAGTGCAAATAACTGGTACGCAGTTACTATTAAGGATAAACCAAAAATGATGATAGATGATTTATATTTATGGGATAAATATGAGGATTATTATTGTCATAAGGGGGGTAAACGCGCCAAAGGAGCCCGAGCCACGATCCGCGAAACGGTTGACGAGATACGAGGGAGAGAGAAGTGAGTGATAAAAGAATACTACCCTCATGGTGTTATATATGTGCCACAAGGGTGACCACTAAGCCGTATTATACATTCGGAAAAGGGGGCTACCTTTGTAAGTGTTGTGGCGATAAAGAAGCAAAGAAAGTAAAGAAGAAACAATGCGCGATCCGCGAAACGGTTGACGAGATTAGGAGAAGAAGAAGTGAGTGAACTTTACGAATTAGATCCTGGAAGGGATATGTATGAAGACTTTGGATTCAATGGCTTTTACAATGATTGCGAAATGTTCTTGAGTACATATATTGAGATCAAACAATTAGAATCTCGTATCACCAAACTCGAAAAAGTTATTGAGAAGTATGAAGAGTGTGTTAATCATTACGCAAGCTCAGATTGTGGAATGTCAGGTCAAAGTATTGTTAAGGATGGCATAAAAGCACGCCAAACAAAAATAGAAATAGAAAAAATAATGGAGGGTGATGATGGACAACAATAATAACTCAGGTAACCTCAACTCAGGTGACTACAACTCAGGTGACTACAACTCAGGTTTTTTCAACTCAGGTGACTACAACTCAGGTAACCGCAACTCAGGTGACCTCAACTCAGGTGACTACAACTCAGGTGACTACAACTCAGGTTTTTTCAATACAAATGAGCCTAGCGTGAGATTATTTAACAAGGATACAGATTTAAAAAGATCCGAGATTGATATCCCTTGTATTCATTTACCTATAAATGAGTGGGTTTGCGAAGATAATATGACACACGAGCAGAAAAAAGATGACCCTGATTTTCATAGCAAGCAAGGTACCTTGATAACTCGAACATATAAAGAGGCATGGGCAAATGCATGGGATAAGTTAAACAGCGATGATAAGCAGAGGTTTCTAGACTTGCCTAATTTCTGCCCAGATATATTTGAAGAAATAACAGGGGTAAGAGTAGGTAAAAAAGAAAGTTGTAATGGTAAGGTTGTTGAGATTGAAGGAAAGAAATATAAACTGCAAGAAATGTAACCACGCATTACTTGCGTAATAATAGGAGGGGGAGGAATGAAAGATATTTTTTTAGGGTTTACAGCATTGTTTATTTCTTGCTTGATGTTTATCGTTGCTGTTTCGCTGCCTTTGTTCTTGAAATTCGCAATTTGCGAGATATATAAATGCTACTGTGAGGTATTTAAAGATATAAAGAATTGGTGGGATCTTAAATGTTAAAATTTCTAGCAAGATTTAAATTATATAGATTTTTAATAACTACATTTATACCTTCATTTTCTTTTTACTCAAGGTTAACTAAAGAAGACTATGACTTAATATTATCCAAAATAAAGGATAATGACGCAATTTTAACAAGGTCAAGATTTGCGCTTTCATCTATTCTGGTTCCTGGAAAGTATTCACATGCTTGTGATTATTACAAAGAGAATATAACTGAAATGGTATCAACAGGTAGAAGGGTTATTCATATTTTAAACCTTCTTTTTCATAGTGACTATATTTGTATATTAAGGCCGCCAATGGAACCTGATCCAGATGATAATGGTTTTTCTAGATATGATATTTATTACTCACCTAAAAATAATTACTCTTATTGTACTGAATACGTGCTATCTAGAAGAGGTATAGAGCTTGGAAATAAAATCTGGCTTCCTGATGATTTATTAAAACTAGGCTGGGAAAAGGTGTTCGAAATATGAATGAAAACGAAAAGATTAAAGAGCTAAAAGAAGATATTGAATATAATTCATTTGACGAACAAATATTTGATAAGCTTAAAAAACTTGATATAAACCCTAAAAACTTAAACCTTGACGAGGTATTGGGGCGGCTAGATAATGATTGATCTAAGTAAGTTTGATATTTCCAATAATCAAAAGATTAAAATAAATAAAGTCTTTGATTATGTTGATGAAATAATTGACATACAACATGATACTGCAATGGGCGCCAAAAAGATGAAGAAAATAATGACTGTAACTTATAAGTATAATGGTCAAATATGCAAAAGCTCAGTATCAGCTTATGATAATGGAAAGCCAAAATGAAAAATTTTATTGAAGATGTTAAGTATGTTTGGGGTAAAAGCAATAAGATTGAAAAAACTATAATAGCTTTTATTCCTATACATATATTTAATTTAACAGTTACCTTTTTTAAATTTTTAAATTATGAATAAATATGCAAATCATCAGGATAATTTAAATAGAACAACTCTATACCTTCAAAAGGTCTTTCCTATGGCCAGATTCTTTGATCAGCATGTGGGAAAGTTTTTATCAGTTAGAATAATCGAGGCCATTAAAAAGTTTTATTCATTGGAACAAATTAAGCAATGGCTTGCAACTAAGAGTTACTTTAAATATTTGATTTCTATTAACAAACCTGGGATGAGTGATCAATACGCTATAATACCTATTCTTATTAATGGCAAAAAAATACCAGTATTTATTCCAATAGAAACCAAAACAGGAACAGGGAAGCTTTCTCCAGATCAAAAAAAATGGAAAAAAATCTATGAAATGCTTGGATGTAAATATATAGTTTCAAGAGATAAAAAAGAAGTTGAGAAAGAAATAAACGAGTATATAGAATGGTTAAAATCTGATGTATGAACTTCAAATATTTATATTCATACTTACAATAGTTTCATTTTTTATAATTAAATCAAATTATAATTTTTACGTAAAATTATTCTCTTTATACGTTTCTACCCACTCATTATTCATGATTTATTATGACTATCAATATAAGATGTTTTCAACAGCGCTAAGCCTAAATAGCTTTTCAAATATAAAAATATTATGTGCACAGTCATTTTTAATTTTTATATTTTGTTTCATGTTATGCAATAAATTGAAAATATCAATAAAATTAACTCAAATTTTATTTAAAATAATTGTTGCAAATAATATAATGATTATAATTAGTCCTGAGAATTTTTTTTTAAACCTAAACACATCAACAGAAGGAACATTCCTTGCGTTGACCTTTCCTTTGATGTGGCACTCAAAAAGTAAATTCTTTATAATATTGCATTTAATTGCCACAATACTAACAACCTCATCAATTGGGATATTTGGAATATTAATATTTTTATTAGTATCAACTTTTAATATTTATTATCTTCTATTAGTACCAATATCATATCTATTTATAGGTAATCAGCTTTTTTCAAGTTCGGAAAGATGGCAAAATTGGGTTTTATTTTTTAATTGGCATAACGAAAATGTTTCAACTTTATTTGGCGCAGGGTTAGGAAGTTATAACGGCCTATGCGCTTATATTCAGATGTTAAGTGGAATGAAGCACAATCTTTTCCCAAACGCACATTCTGATTTGCTGCAAATTTATATGGAGACTGGTTTAATTGGTATTATATTATTACTAATTTCTATCTTATCTTGCATCTATAGAGTAAAAGATAAACTCCAGGTATTTGCGATATCTTCATTAATATTATTTACGATGACATGCAATATGCCATTAAGATATCCATTTACTTGTATCGCTATTATGTTTTATATTGCATTCATTAAAAACAACAAAAGCTAGGAATTTATGTCACTAGATGCATTCAGTGAAATGTCCAGGAACTTGAATCATGAAATTCAACCATTTTCTTTTGATGGAGAGATAAAAAGATTTAAGACCACGCAAGGAAAATACCCTTTTTGGGCCATTGGAAGAGAATTCGAGTACAAGGGCAATACTCAAAAGATAGTCAAGTATGGAGACTGGAGAAACGCAACAGTCTACACTTGGCGTAATTACGAGACAAAAAAACAAACTCCGCAATTTATGCAAAGACAAAAAGAAGTCTTGCAGGAAATGCTCGCAAAAGAGAAATATGAAACTCAGAAAAAAAATAGTGACTGCAAAAAGAAATGGAAAGTTAAATTTAAAGAAGCTTCCAAGTCAGACAGGCCACATGAATACATGCTTGAAAAAGATTTAAATGATAACTACCTGGCAAAAGTTGATTCAAATAATACCTTGCTAATACCTGTATATGATGAAAGCGGTCTAGTAGGTTGCCAGCTTATATTTTATTCAAATCAAGAGTCTAAACTAGTTAAAAGGTTTACTTCTGGAATAAAGTTATCTGGATCATTTTGCCCATTTGGGAAAATAAAAGATGCTGAGCATATATATGTTTCAGAAGGATTTTCAACTGCTGCAACTATATATGAAGCAACTAATATGCCTTCAGTGTGTGCTTGGAATGCAAATAACCTTTATGAATGCATCAAAACTTTAAGGCGAATAAACCCCAAATGCAAAATCATTATTGGCGCGGATAATGATACTAAAAAAGAGGCCAAGAAAATTGGCATAAAAAAAGCATTCTTTTGCAAGTCAAAATTATCAAACGTAATAATTAAAATACCAAAATTTGAAGATTTTGATTCTAATAATACAGATTTCAATGACCTAATGCAGGTTTCTAGTATAGATGAAGTGAAAAAACAGCTTGAATTTAGTGAGTCAGATTTTACAGATATAAAACTTCTTGGCCATGATGATGATAAGTATTATTATCTTAATACTCAGTCAATGGAGTTTAAGGCATTATCTGTAAATCAGCACAATGAATTGCATCTTATGTCAATGGCATCACAGAAATATTGGGGTGAGCGCTATAGGTTTAGAAAAGACAAAGAAGGAAATGAGACTGGATATGCAGATATAAAATATGCAATTGAAAAAATATTTGAAGAACAAAGACAAGTAGGGTGGTTTAATCATCAAAATATAAGGGGCTATGGATCTTGGATTGATAATGGCCGAATAGTTATAAATTTAGGTGATAAACAAATAGTTGATGGTGAGTTTGTTAATGAAGTGAAAAATTCAAAATACCTCTATACTACAAACTTTCCTATGATTATTGATTGGGAAAACCCATTAAAAGATGAAGAGTGTAAAAAAATAGTTGATACATTTAAGTTATTAAATTACAAAAATCCAGGTGATTATATCTATTTAACTGGATGGCTTGCATTAGCTCAAATATTTAATGCAGTTGATTGGAGGTTTCAGCTATGGATAACAGGAAATAAAGGATCAGGAAAAACTGAAATATTAAAAATGTTATCAAGTCTGGTTTTTGATTCCGAAATTTATCAATCAATAACAGAGGCCTCTATAAGGCAGCATTTAAAAAATAATGCAATGCCAATGATTGTTGACGAAGCCGAACCAAATTCAATTGAAACAAGAAAAAGAATGAATGGAGTCATGGAAGTTATACGTCAATGCTCTTCAAGGATGAATGCAAAAACCATTAGAGGGACTGCATCGGGAACAGCCATTGAGTACAATATTAATTCCCTTTTTTGCCTGGCCTCTATACAGACTTACTTTCCAACTCAAGCCGATGTATCAAGATTTTTTGTTATAGAAATGAATTCAAATGCAAATTCAGATATAAGGCTATGGCCTACAGTGCAGAAAAAGTTTGATGAGATAAAGGGTTATGCTCCAAGGTTGTTTTCTAGAATGGTGCAGTCTGCTCCAAATTTAAGGTACAATATTAGTACTATTAAAGATTTAATTATTAGCTCTGACTGGATAAGAGATCCAAGGCAAGCAGATCAAATAAGCTGCGCTATGGCCTCATATTTTGCCCTACATTCAACTGAAAAGATTTGTGATGATGATATGCCATTTATTATGAATATGGTTTCTGAGCTTAATTTAGGTGACTCAGATTATGAGTCAGATAATACAATTGAAGAAGCTGAAAAATGTTTTGACGCAATACTTCAAACTTATGTTCCTGGTGGAAAATATTCAGTGCTAAGCACAATAAATTCGATAAAAGAAAAACCTTCTCTTAAATTTGCGCATGAAGATTTGGCTTCTTTAGGAATGCGTTATTTTGAAAAAAAGAAATTATTATTTGTTGCATCAAATAATATTCAGCTAAAAAGATCCCTAAATGACACAATGTATTGTGATTATGGAAAAGTTTTAACGCGTCACAATGATTTTCAAAAATCCTCAACAACTCGCATTAATGGGCGTGTGACTAAGGGCGTATTTCTCAATCTTTAAAATGACATTACATGTAAATTATATAGAGTTGCATCATTTTGCTTTTGTAACCTATTTTTTTGGGTTACAAATGGAAAAAGTTACAAATCGGGTTACGCTTCTGATGGCTTTAATCATACCATAGCCCTCTATATACTATAAATGTAACTTATATAGTATATATATATAATATAAGAGAGAGAGAGAGAAAATTATTATTAGTATAGTGTGTTTCTTTTTCTCTATATCTCCCGGTTACACTGGTTACGGTTACAAATCAAAAAAGGTAAAATATGACTGAAAGCATTATAAAAGAAACGAAATCATTTATCTTGGCGAGAAAGAGAGTTGAAGAGTTTTGTGAAATTGATGAGCGCTATGTATATAGCATTATGCATTATTTATATTTAAAGCAAAATGATAAGAATGTATTGTTAGAATGCTTTGTGTTAGAAAGCAAGGCAAGAAAGCTAATTTCAGATATGGAATTTTCAAGAGTGAATAACATTGAGAGTTATAAGCTTTATAAAAAATATAGCTACAAGAATTTGTTTCAACGCAATACAACGCAGTACGACTTAAACCTTCTAAAAAGTCTGACAAAATGTGAAAAAAATTCAGATATTTTAAAAACTCTAATTGACTTTTTTTACAAGCATCATATAGATTAAGAGTACAGCAATTAGAGAACCTTATTTTACCGTAAAGTTATCTCACTATTTTTTTTATTAAGAGGGCCGGATTTTTCCGGCCTTTTTAATTTTGACATATCTTTTTTCTTGGCGTAATTTTCCAAAATAAAAAAAATAGCAAGAGGTAAATAAGTATGGAAGATAAGTCTAATCAAGATAATCAAGATCATCAAAATGCATTAGTAGAAATTTCAAAGAAACTTGCAAAGACTCAAAAAGAATTAGGGCAAGACGAAATGCTTGCAGAGTTAATGCTTGAGCGTGCAAAAATATTAGATCATTTTACAATGGCCTATCTTGCAGATACTGGTTACAAACCATCAGAAATTAAGCTTGGAACTTCGATGAGTGATAATTCTATTTATTTCTTTTTTGAGAAAAAAGATAAATTGGAGCTTGTATGAGTGATCTTTCTAAATTTGTTTATGATGTTTTAAAAGAAAATGAAGAAAAAGAATATCTTGAAAATGAAACCATGAGGTTAGGGCGTGATCTATATGAATTCAAAATTAAATTAAAACACATTAATGCTGAATTAATTAAATGCAATGATGCGCTTGCAAAAATTCAAGAGATAATTAACTCAAAAACTTCAAGTAAAATTAAAAAAATAAAAGATTTAGATATTTGGGATCAAATATGAATAGTCACGATAAGGCGTTAAATGATCATAATCAGAAAATGATTAAACAAACTACAAGCCTTCATGCTCAGTTAAACCATGTTAAAAAAGAGCATGAATCATTCAAATCTCAAGTTCATAATAAATTAGAAAATATCATTAGAACCTATGATTCTCATTTTCAAAAGGTTGATGACTATTTATCCAGCAATGGCCTGATATCTAAAGAGCATTTAGAGCATATTAGGTCTTTATATCCAATTAAATTAAAGTAATGCAATAATTACAGTCAGTTACAACCCTTGTTTTTAGTTTACGTAATGCGAATATTATGCTATTCTTAATTAACAACTTAACCAAGGGAAATATTATGACAAATCAACAAATTGCAAACGAAATACTAAAGCAGCTAGGTGGAAATAAATTTGTAGTAATGACTGGAGCTAAGCAACTAGGATTCGGGAAAGGTTCTCTAAGCTTTAAGATTGGTAGAAATAGCAGCAAGGCCAACATGGTTTATATTAAGCTTGAAGATAACGATACTTACACAGTGACTTTTTCTAAATTTAGAAAAATGGAATTAACAGAACTTAAAAAATATGAAGGCGTGCATTGTGATCAACTAGAAAGCCTTTTTCAAGAATTTACAGGAATGGCCACGAGATTGTTTTAATAAAAATTGATTAACAACGGAGCTAATTATGCAAATAACAAATGAAAAACTAATCAAGAAAATAGTGCAAATAGCAAAAAATACAATAGATGAAATTGATTTTGATGAAAAAATTTATAATATGTGGATAAATTATGATGTAACCGATGATCAAGCTGATTTACTAGACAGGGCAAAAATTTGTGGGCCTGCTACAATCGCAAATACTTTTGGAGATTGTTTATAAATGGAGAAAATAAATAAATTCTATAATAACCAACATTATCAGTCAGTATTGAGAAGAAAACAAAAAATTGCGCTTATGTTGAAAATTGTAAATAAGTGCAATAAAAAAATAAAAGATGAAGATGATAAATTGTTTTTACATTATATAATTGGGCATTATAACAAAAAGCTTAAAAATTGTGAGGTAACAAAATGATCTTAAAAAGAGATATAATATTTTTTTCAATCTACATTTTTGCATTGGCGTATTTTTCCATTAGGGTAAGCATTGCAAATGATATAGATGATCTGATAAAAGATGAAGACGTAACCATTGAGCAAATCATAAAGGATATTGACGATGAAACAAAAAAAGAAAAATAAAGTTGGAAGGCCTAAACAAAAAATTATTAAAGTTAATACAACTATAAGGCTTTACCCTGATGATAAAAAAAGATTAATAAAAAAATATGGATCTATTCAGTCTGCAATAGATTTTCTAATCTCTAAAAATTGACATTCAAGCTTAATATGCTCAATAATTAAATTATCCAAGGATGGGTAAGGCATTAAATGTGTGTGCAAAACGTCAGGGTATTTTTACCTTGGCGTTTTGGTTTTTATATATTAGTCATGGGCGTAGCGCGAAATAACGCGATAAGTCTAGTACTAAATCAATAAGGTAGGATTAAAGTGGCAAAAGGAAAAAAGACTGGAGGCAGGGATTTCAAGAAAGGAAACCCAGGTAGGCTTCCAGGAACCGTAGTTATCCCTAAGAAGATTTTAAATCTAAATCGCAAAGAAGCAGAAGAGAAAATTTCCAAGTACCTTAAAATGACTCCAGTGGATCTTGAGAAGGTCTCAAAAAATCCTGAAACTCTGGCCATTGATTTGCTGATCATAAGCGTCATTATGCACGCGATGAAAACAGGCGATTATACGCGCCTTAATTTTCTTTTTGATAGAACCATTGGAAGGGTTAAGGAAAAAATTGATGTTTCAAATGAAGATGGAACACTAGCAAGACCTAAAATTACTGTAACGCTGCCCTCTAATGGAAGAGAGAAGAGCACAAATGAAGATATACAATTGCAAGAAAAAGAGATTCCCAACGGAGAAATCAGCCCTTAGATCTGTTAGAAAAAGACTAAGCAAAAAGATGAGAAATGGAAGGGAATTTAATAAAAGAAATATTAGATCTAATTCTAGAGTTAACGATAGGGTAAGAGCTTATTTTTGTGATCCTTGCAAATGTTGGCATCTTACTACTAAGCGAAAGGACTATTAAATCATGGATATGATTAATTTACTGCATGGTGACTGTTTAGAGCTAATGAAAGGCATCCCAGATAACTCAATTGATATGGTTTTAACGGATCCACCTTATGGGACAACTGCGTGCAAGTGGGACACAGTTATACCGTTTGAACCCATGTGGGAACAGCTAAAAAGAATCACGAAAGACAACGGTGCTATTTGTTTATTTGGAAGTGAGCCGTTTAGTAGCAATTTAAGAATGAGCAATATTAAAATGTTTAAGTATGATTGGATTTGGGAAAAAGATAAAGGTTCTAACATAGGGTTAAGCAGGAAGCAGCCATTAAGAAAATCAGAGTTAATAAGTGTTTTTTATAAAAAACAGCCTCGCTATGACTATAAAGGTGAAAAACTTGAAAAAGAAATAAGAAGAGTCTTGCCAAATAGAACTTCTGAAACCGCGTCCCTTTCGAATGCAGCGTCAATGTTGGGGGAAGCCAGGAAATATGTCACTTACACACATAAAACTAAGACAAATATGCTATACTTTGTTAGGGAATCACAGTATGGCAAATCGTTGCACCCAACCCAAAAGCCAGTACCGTTATTAGAATACCTAATCAAGACATACACTTTAGAAAACGAAACCGTTTTAGATTTTACAATGGGAAGTGGTAGCACGGGCGTAGCTTGCAAGAATCTTAACCGTAAGTTTATTGGCATTGAGAAAGATGACAAGTATTTTGAGATTGCTAGGGAAAGAATTATTGAATGAACATATCACCACAAGAAGGGCCTCAATCTGAGTTTCTAGAAACTGATGCAGATATTGCTATTTTTGGTGGATCTGCTGGTGGTGGAAAAACATTTGCAATGCTCATTGATCCATTAAGGCATGTCACTGACTGCCCTAGTGGTGGTGCTGTTTATTTTCGTAGAACTTCTGTTCAAATTAAAAATGAAGGTGGTCTCTGGGATAATGCTAAAGAGCTATATACTTCACTAGGTGCAAAGCCTAGAGAAAGCCCTAATCTTGATATTGTTTTTCCAGATTATGATAGGCCAAAAAAAGATGGCTTTAAAATAACCTTCTCTCATCTTCAGCATGAGAAAAATAAATATGATTGGCAAGGATCACAGATACCTATTGCTTATTTTGATGAGTTAACCCATTTCACTAGATCAATGTTTTTCTATATTGTAGGAAGGAACAGATCAACGTGTGGAATCAAGCCTTATATTAGAGCTTCATGTAACCCTGACAAAAACTCATGGGTTAGAAAGTTTATTGATTGGTGGATTGACAAAGATGGTTGGGCCATACCAGAAAGATCGGGCAAGATTAGATGGCTATGCGTTTATGAAGATAAAGATTATTGGTTTGAATCAAAAGAAGAGGCCAAAAAAGAATTTCCAGATATTCCTGCATTATCAGTAACCTTTATATTATCAAGATTAAAAGATAATAAAATTTTAATGGAGAAAGATCCAGGATATAGGGCCAAACTTTTATCATTGTCAAAAGTTGAAAGGGAAAGGTTATTAGGTGACGAGCATAAAGGTGGTAACTGGAATATCGTTCCTGCTGCTGGAATGTATTTTAAAAGGCATTATTTTGAAGAGGTGCAGCAATGCCCATCGCTGATTAGAATTGTTAGGTGTTGGGATAGGGCAGCAACTGAATGGGTTCCAGGTGACAAGGGTGATCCAGATTATACTGCAAGCGTTAAAATGGGCCAAACAAATGATGGAAGATTTATTATTTTAGATGTTACTCGGGATAGAATGTCATCAGGCCGCGTTGCAAATATGATTTTAAATACTGCAAGACAAGATGGAACCAGCGTAACGGTAAAAGGTTTTCAAGATCCAGGATCTGCTGGGAAAGGTGAGATTGAATCATTTGTAAAAATGCTTTCAGGGTTCCATGTTGTATATGAAAGGGTTACAAGTGATAAAGAAACACAAGCAAGGGCGCTTTCTTCTCAGGCCGAAAATCATAACATATTAATACTTGCATCATGCAGAAATAAAGAGGATCTTTATATAGAATTGGAAAACTTTCCAGAAGATGCGCATGATGACATAGTTGACTCTGCAAGTGGGGCATTTAATGAATTAAATGCTGGAAATGTTGGCCAATTTACAGATAAATTTAATCAGAGTAACCTTGATAATGAAAACTCAAGACTAAAAAAAGATATATGGTGACACATGGGCTTATTTGATTTTCTTTCTCCAAAGAAAGACAAGCATGAAGAAAAAGAAAAAAAAGTTATTAATAATATTATCGTTCAAGAAAGCGCTCGCGGTAGCTCAGGAAGTGAAGTATATGCAGGCTATTTTGATGAAGAGTATTTGGATAGCATTAAGGGTAAGGATAGGGCAAAAGAGTTTGATAAGATAAGGCGCTCTAGTACTCAGGCAAAAATGCTTCTACTGGCCGTCAAGAATCCAATTAAAACAGCTTCAAGAGAAATTATCCCATGCGATGACAAGCCAGAGTCAGAGATTCATGCAGAATTATGTAAGCAAGTTCTTTTTAAGGATATTAAATTTAACAAGTTTATGAATGAGGCGCTTACTATAATTGAGTTTGGCCATTCGGTATTTGAGAGAGTGCATAAGATTCACATTGATAAAGGCATAAAAGATAGGGACGGAAATCAATTGATGAATTCTTATATTGGATATAGAAAGCTGGGTTGGAGGTCGCCAAAAACAATTGAAACTTGGAATTTTAATGAAGATAAAGAATTGTGCTCGGTAACTCAGCAAGCTGATGGTGACTTGGCCGTATATGTTGATATGCCAGTTGAACATCTAAGTATTATGACTCTAGATCAAGAAGGTGATAATTATGAAGGTATGTCAATGCTTAGGCCTTGCTATGGTAACTTTTTTAGATCAAATGAATACTTAAAATTGAATGCAATTGGTATTGAAAAATCAATGCCTATACCAACGGCCGAAGTTCCACCAGGGCAAGAAAACTCTGATCAATTTGCTAGGCTAACTGAGACTCTTCAGTCATTTACCACGCATCAGAAAAACTATATCACTTACCCTATGGGCTGGAATGTTACGTTAAGCAATGGAACTAACTATGATCCATCAAAAGTTGAGCAGTCAATTGATAATGAGGATAAGAGAATGGCCAAGGCATTTCTTGCTAACTTTTTAGAGCTTGGAATGAGTGGAACAGGTGCTTATTCATTATCAAATGATTTATCAGATTTCTTTTTAAGCGGTATCTCATATATTGCTGACATTATAAAAGAAGAACTTGATGAAATGATTAAGGAATTAGTAATTCTTAATTTTGGTGAGCAAGACAGATACCCTGAGTTTAAATTTTCAGGAATCAAAGACAAGGCAGGCGAAGAGCTTGCAAAAATACTTGATATTATGGTCAAGAATAAAATCATTATTCCTGATGATACTCTTGAGGACCACATGAGAAAAAGAATCGGGATAACTAATAGATCTGATGAGGGGCAAAGACAAGTGCAGCAAAATCCTGCACCAAATCCAGGTCAAGAAATGTCATTATCTGAAAAGGTTAGCTTCGCAATTAAAGAAAAAAGAAAGGCGCTAGGTAAGCAATGAGCTTTGGAGACTCTTTACGTCAAATATTTAGAAGAACTTTCAGTTCAGCTAAATCTGCACTAAAGGTTTATACTTCTGTTGATGATGAATTCGAAATTCAATATGCAATAGAAAGAATCTTTGCTGACTATGGTGATGTTGTTTCTGTTGCTTCAAAAAATAAGGCCTTACTGAAATATGGTAGAAACCAAAATGTTGGAAGTGGATCAGGTGGTTATACAATTTGGTATACAGGGCAAGACGAGGCCAATGAAACTTATGCAGCAGCAAATACTAATCCAATAGACTCAGTTTCTTCATCTAGTACTTCAGACGTAGATAAAGAAATAACAATTGAGGGCCATACAGAATCAGGAAATGAGAAAGTATTTGTTGTTCAAACTGTAACACTTCAAGGAAGAACAAGGGTTCCGTTGACTACTCCGCTAAATAGATGCACAAGAGGATTCAACCAAGGATCAGTTGATTTTGTTGGCGAGATATATGCTTATCAAAATACAGGCCTATCTGCTGGAAAGCCAAGTGATACAACTAAGATTCACTTAACTGTTCCTGCTGGCACAAATCAATCTAGGAAAGCTTCAACGTCAATTTCAAATATTGATTATTGGATTATTACAGGTTTTAGAGGTTCCTTGTTAGAAAAAGCAAACTCTTATGCTGATGTAGAGTTGCAAGTAAGGTTAAACGGAAAAGTTTTTAGAGAAGTGGACGACGTTTCTTGTAGTAATGCTGGAACAGGTATATATAATTTTAAACCATATTTAATAGTCCCTAAAAATTCAGATGTTAGGCTTATTGCAGTTTCAGACTCAGCTAGTCGTGATGTGTCTGGTTCTATCCAAGGTTATCTTGCAAAGGTTGTTAGCTAATGAGGCCAGATAAGCAAATAAGTAAATCTAAAGAAGTTATTCAAGAAGTAATGCAGCTAAATCTAGCTGTAATTGCTGATTCGATAATAAGCAAAATAATTAGAAACGCAAAAAAAGCAACTAAGTCAAATATGATAAATGCAATTAGGAATATAAAAGCAAGTGGCCTGCAAAATTACAAATCTGACTTACTTGCTTCCTTGGCGGTTATTTCTTCTGAGTCTTTAGATCAAGCAAGAAAAGAAGTTCCAAATAAAAAGAAAATTAAGCTGATGGAAAATGAAGAAAGATTGTTATTCGGAGAGTTTGATAATTTACCGCCAAAACTAAGAAAGAAAGTGAAAACGTCAACTGATCTAACTGTATCAACTCAGATATCTGATCTGGAAAAAGCAATTTATTTTCAATATACCTCTTCGCTTGCATCAGGGAAAAACATTGATGAAATAAAGTTTGATCTAGACGATAAAGCAGAATCATATATTACAGGAAATGCAATTCAAGCCGGATCTGCTGTTATGGCGGCAAATATTGTAAACCAAACTAGATCAGAATTTCTATTTAATAGTGAAGTATCAGAAGAAATTGAGGCCTATGAATTTATCAATGGTGATCCAGTTAGCCCGATATGTAGTGACCTTGCTGGAACCATTTTTAGAAAAGATGATCCAAATGCTTTTAGATATACCCCACCGCTTCACTATAATTGCAAATCATGGATTAGACCTATTCTTAAATTAAAAAAGAATTCAAAAGTATCAAGTCTTGACTCTCAAGTAACAAAAACTGGAAAGAAATCAATTCAATTTCATGACATATCCGATGCTTATACTCATGAATGTCAAGAGAAATGCCAAATTAATTTATAAAAAAATCTTGACGTTGAAGAAAAGTATTCTAAGATTTAATAAGTGATACCTTACAGATCAAATCCTATTAAGTTCCACGAGAACTTTTTTACTGGGCCTGAGCAAATCTCAGATGACATTCAAATATTGAGAGTCGGAACCTTTTTTCATGAGGGTCAACCAGTCCAGATAACTAAGAAAGATCTTAAAACAATGCGCGATAATTTTAAGAATAACGTAAGGGGCATAGATATTATGCTCGATTATTCTCATAATTCTGAAGGCGAGGCAGCAGCTTGGTTCCAAGAATTATACTTATCTGAAAACGGCAGTGAGTTATGGGCAAAAGTTGACTGGACTGAAACAGGCGCGGATTCAGTTAGAAAGAAAAAATATAGATATGTTTCAGCAGATTTTAATTTTGCATATAAGGATAATGAATCCTTAAAAGAGTATGGCCCTACATTATTAGGGGCAGGCTTGACAAATAGACCAGTTGTAAAGAATATGAATCCAACGGTATTATCTGAAGATAAAAACAATAACAAGGAATATGGAATGACATTAGAAGAAATGAAAAAAGAGCTTGAAGAAATGAAAAAAGAAAATAAAGAGCTTAAGGAAAAACTTGCTGAAAAAGATAAAAACCTTAGCGAATCTGCCCTAAAAGAGCGTGAAGAAAAACTTGCTGAAAAAGAAAAAGCAGTTAAGCTTTCTGAAGAAAAAATTGAAAAAGAAAAGATTGAAAATGAAAAGAAAGCTGAGTTTGATACTATGTTATCTGAAGGCAAGGCAGTTGAAGCTCAAAGAGAAGCTTATATCAAGGGTGATATGGCCGAATTTGTTAAGAATGCTGTTGATCCTAAAACTTTAAACTTCAGTGAAAAAGGCGATGGAACAAACAACGGAGATAATAAAAACTCTCCAAAAACAGACACGCCTGCACAAGATGAAGTCATTTCTTTAGCTGAGAAAAAAGTTAAGGAAGATGGAGTTGATCTAGGTGAGGGAATTAGTCTAGTTCTTTCTGAAAACTCAGAGCTTGCAGAAAAATATAAAAAAGAAACTGAAGAATAATTTGATTTTAAAGAGAAAATAAATAAGAATAATTAATAACAAGGAAAAATAATATGTCAGCGATTTCAACCCCAAGATTAAAAACTTTCAAGGCGGCCGGAGTAATTAGACCTTACAGATATGTGAAGTGGTCTAGTGTGGATGGCCAGATGGAAGAGTGTGATGCCAACGAAAAGGCCATTGGTATTTACCAAGGCGAAGATACTCTTGCAGCAGGTGATTTTGGAGAAGTTGCCCTTCCTGGTGGTGGTGGTCTGCTTAAAGCAGGCGAAGCAATTGCAGCAGGAAAGCTTGTAACATCAGACGCTGATGGACAAGGCGAAGTTGTTGACGCAGCAGGGGAATTTTACGGAGCTGTTGCCTATGAAGGCGCTGCATCTGGTGATGTTTTCTATGTTGAGGTAGTCGCTCCAACTGAAGCAGTAAGCTCGGATGCTTAATTAGAATATAAACTTTTTCAAGGAAAGAATAAATGAGTCAACAAAAAGCAATTATTGATAAACTTTTAACAAATGTTTCAAGTATGTATATCCCAGAAGGGTTTATTTCTGAATCATTATTCCCAACGGTTCCATCTGTTCAAAAAACAGGTAAGCTTGCAAAATATGGGAATGACCATTTAAGAGTTGTTCAAGATATTATCGGTGGCGCTGGTGAGTATCCAAGAATTAGCACGCAAGTAAGAAGCTCGACTTCATACTCAATTGAAGGACATGGTCTTGAAGGTCTAGTTACTGAAGATGATTATGATAATGTTGAAAAGCCTTATGATGCAGAAGCTGATGAAACATTAGGGCTTACAAGTACAATTATGGTCGGAAAAGAAAAGTCTCTTGCAGATACTCTTGCAGATACTGGAATCGTAACACAAAACACAACTTTATCAGGTCAAAGTCAATGGTCGGATTATGCAAATTCAGATCCTATTGATGATTTTATTACTGGTCGCCAAGCTGTTAAAGACGGATGTGGCGCCCCACCTGATTTAGCTTGGATGAGTTGGGACGTTGCTGAGCAACTTAGATACCATCCTCAAATTCTTGACGCGCTTGGATTCAAGCAAAATAGACCAGGCGGTCTAAATGATCAAGAGCTTGCAAGCGTTCTAAAAGTTAAGAGAGTTATGATTGGTTTAGCTTCTTACGAGTCAGCTAACAAAGGTCAAACAAGCTCACTAGCTTCAATTTGGGGCAAGCACCTTTGGTTTGCTAAAATGCCTGAAAAAGCAATGAAGCGACAAACTTCTTTCGGTTATTGCTTTAAAATGGCAGGAAGAAAGCCAAGAAGAGTTTTTAAGTGGAATAAAAATAACCCACCAAACTCAAAAGCTATTTTAGTTGATGATCATTATGACTTTGTAATCACAAATGTAAATGCTGGTTACTTAGTTAAGAATGCTATTGCTTAATAATAATTTAACAAGGATATAAGATGAGATTTTTTAAATCATTTATCCTACTAACGATCATGCTTGTGGCAACGCAAGCATTTTCTTTGGTAGAAGATAGACAAAGACGAGATATCAAGCTGCCAACTCAGCAAATGATTGAAAAGCAGACTATTACAAATCCTGCTGCTGCAGGGACTAATGAAGTCTTGGTAGATGAAGATGGGCCTAGCAGTGCTGCTGCTGCAACAGTTTCAACTTTTGTAGCTCAACCAGATGTTCCAAGAAATTTGGTTATGACTCCAACAGGCACCACTGCTGATGTTGCAGCGTGTGATGTTGTCGTAAATGGAACCAACATTGCTGGAGTTTCAATCTCTGAAACATTTACTTTTGCTGAAAATGCTTCTAGTGCAACAACAGGGTCGAAAGCTTTTTCTACAGTTACAAGCGTTGTTTTCCCTGCCTCTTGCGAGGACTCTCCATACGGTGCAACATGGGATATTGGGTACGGAGAAAAGCTAGGGCTAAAGAGGTGTCTAGGGGCTGCTGGTCACTTGCTATTTAGTACAGTTGCAGGCGCGTATGAATCAACAAGAGCAACAATGGCAATTGATGTTGATGATGTTGAGGGAAATACCGCTGATTTTGATGGAACTATGAATGGATCAAATGATTTTGAAATATTCTTTTTCCAGAATTTTAACTCAAGTTGCCTGGAGTAATCATGAAAGAAAAAATTAAAGTACTTAGAAACTTCTCTTGTAATGGCGTTAAGAAAAAAGTTGGCGACATTTTAACCGAAGATGACAAAGATAAAATCGGTAAAAAGTTTGGAAGAGAGCTTTTTGATCAAGGGTTTTTCCATGTTCTAGGAAAAGAAGATTCAAAAGAAGAAGAAGAAAAAGAAAAGAAGCGTCTTGAAGAAGAAGCTGAATTAAAGCGTCTTGAAGAAGAAGAGGAAGCTGAATTAAAAAAACTTCAAGAAGAAGAAAAAAAGAAAAATAGCAGCAATGAAGAAAAATAATGGCCTATTCCTTAAATACAGATGTAATAGATGAATTTAAGAACATTGATACGACTAATGGCCGTATAACAACAGCAAAAATTGACGAGTGGATTGATCAGGCCGATGCTTACATTAATGGACGTATTGGCCTTGTTTATTCTACCCCTGTAACTGCAACAGAGTCTCTAAAAGTATTAAAAGAAATATCTGTTGGCCTTGTAGCTCAAAGAATATCAAGAGTGCTTGAAACAAAATCAATAACGCCAAAGGGTGATCAATACATTCCTAAAGACTTGATTGAGAAAGCCGAAAAAAGGCTTGATATGATTGTTAATAGGCAGCTAATCTTATCAGATGCAACTAAGTCAACTTCCCATGGCGGTGTAAGGTCATACTCTCAAGATAATACAGTATGCAGAAAATTTGATCAGACAAAAGCTCAATGGTGATATATGGCCAAGTATGAATTTGATCCAAATAACGAGCTTGGAAATGCCATTAATAGGGCAAGAAGAGGCGTTGATGATTTAGGCCCTGTATTTAAGCTTATGGCCGCTGAGTGGTTTAAAAGTAATCGCTCGATATTTGATCCAGGTAGAAAAAGCAGAGGTAAATACAAGGATCTTTCGGATCAATATAAAAAAGCAAAAAAAGCAAGACATGGCTTTGTTTATCCTATACTTCTTGCAGGTGGAAAGCTTGCAAGATCAATGACCGATCCAACTAGTGGTGATTCAGTGCAACGAATAACTAAAAAGGATATGATCTTAGGTACTAGAGTGACAAGCAAGAGGGGCGCCCCGTATCCTATTTTCCTTCACAAAGGAACAGCAAAGATGCCAGCTAGACCAGTGGTATTATTAGGTGCTGAGCAGGTCGCAACAAGGCAAATCAACATGAGAAGAAAAGCATGGATTGATAGGCTTGATGATTTTATAACCCAACAAACTCCAGGGAAAAAGATTTAATGGCCAGGCATGATTTTGAAGAGCTATTAGAAGATGTTAAGAACATTGTTATTAACAATTTCAATAATAAATTAACAGCGTTAAGCACTGAAAAAAATGATGGTATTATACTACCTGAGTTAAATGCTAATGCTTTCTTTCTTCAGTCCCTTAATGACTCAATAGCAAATTTTGATCCATTTATAGCCTATGGCATTGAAAATATAGTTCCATCAAATAATGGCCCACAAAACTCAGAGAGAATATTTATATCAGTTGTAATTGTATTATCTGATAATGGTCGAAACAATATTAATCAAATAATGTTCCGATACTCTAGAGCGATGAAAGAAATTTTTGAAGATAATTGGCAAATTGCGAATTCTTCAACTAGAATAGGTATATCAAGATCAACAGTTGTACCATTTGAAGCGCTTGATTCCAGCGCAACTTATAAAGCAATAGGAATAGAACTTGAGTTGAATTTAGCATAATTAACAAGGAAGTATAGAAATGGCATTATCTGCACCTAGATCAATTTTTGGCATTCATAGCATGTCACCTTACAACAGAACAACAGGTAAGTTTTACGGAGAATTAAGGGTTTTGGAAAACTCAAGCGTTGGGTTAACTGGTGAGCTTATCAGCTTGCAGGGTGGTTCCAATAAGTTTGACTGGTCAACTGAAGTTGGTTCAATGACCGCTGAAATGAGTTTATCTTTTTCAGAGTACCCTGATTTTGTTTTTGAGCTTTTCGCTGGTAACGCTCCAACAGCAAATAGTGCAGAAGCATCTGGATCAGTTACAACTCTTACAGACAAAAAAGGAACAGTTGTAAATGCAACAACTGGTATTGCTTCAGTAGTTGTAAAATCTGGATCTGAATCCGATTTGAAATTTGGTAAGTATGTTGTCGAAGTTATCTCGGCCACAACAGTTGACGTTTATTATTCTTCTGATGCTGATATTGGCAGGGGAACTAACGGAGAATATCAAAATGATATTCTAAAAATAACTGCATCTGCACTAACGATACCCGACTCAAGTGCAACTGTAACCATTCCTGGCTTTGGATTAGATCTAACTGGTGGATCAGGGACGGTTGACCTTGAAACTGCTGGTGCAGTTGGTGATACTGCAACTTTTGAAGTTAGACCGCCAAACAATGGGTCAATGGATGTTACAATCGGAAAAAGAGCAGATCAAAACTTTCCAGAGTTTGGTGCTATTATTATGGCCGCCAAACAATCAACTGGTGAAATGTTTGAAATCGACGCTCTAAGATGTAAGGCAGCAGGGCTTCCACTAGGTATGGCAAGAAACACTTATTCGCCTGCTGAAGTAACCGTTAAGCTTATGTATGACTCAGTTGCTGATGGTGTATTTAAGATTAGACATGTTGAGCCTACCATTCCTTAGGGATTAAATGAGGTAGCGTCTCTCATATAAAAGAAGGGGACTTAGTCCCCTTTTTTATTTCTTCTCTTTGAAAACTCTTCGATATATTCAGGGTTTATATTCTTTCTTGGCGCATTCATAGCATGGTAAATCATATAGAGTGACATATTCCCATTTGCATATTTTTTTGCAAGCCATTTAATTCTGTTTTTTTCAAATTCAGATACTCTTATTTCTATCTTAAATGCAAGATCTTTTTCCCTACATCCAGTTCTTACCTTTTCTCTGTTTTTTGAAGGGGCCTTCATTCCATTGCACTTATTAATGGTGTCATAATGATTTATCCAATACTGCTTTCTTATATTTTTTATTTTTTCTGGAACCTCTTCAATTATCTCTTGTATTGGTTCTTTTTTTAATTTTTTTAGGCTTTGTATCCATTTCATTTTTTTTGAATAACCAACTCCGCTTATAGGTTTATCAGATAAATGATAACTCATAATATTTTTAGGATTTTTATGACACGTTACGCCTATATATTTAACTTCTTTATCTATTGGGCAAATTAAG